TTGGTGTAGAAGTTGTAGGCTAGGTCACGGACGATAGAGGACTTGGATTGGACGTAGAGGATATCGTAGTTGGCCACGATCAGAGGTAGATCGTTGGCTCCATTGTAGGCCTGGGAGTTGGCGACGATATCGAGAGCAGAGATGGCAGAGCCAGCTGAGCCGCCGTTGATGAGCCAGGCCTGTTGATCACTGAGAACGACAAGGCCGGAAGGCATTGGAAGCATAGATTTGATTGTGTTCAGTTTGCCTGAGACAAGGGTTTCTTGGATGGCATTGTCGGGGGCGGTCGGGAAGGTTGTGTTGAAGTTGAAAATCGACCCGGGCTGGGACATGTTGAATTGTTGTGGATTGCCGGGCGGGCCTGCAAGGATAAGGCGCTGTTGGAAGAACGCCGGGACAGTTGGGTTGCCAGAAGAGGGCGCACCGAGAACGGCAGTGGCTGCAGCTGCGCCAGAGCTGAAGACTACGGTTGGTGGGGTAGCATAGTCTGTACCTGCGGAGGTAAGGTTGACCTGGGAGACTTTGACAGTCAGGTTGAATGTACCGCTGAAGCCACTACCACTGGTTGAGACTTGAGATTGTGGATTTGCAAAAGCATCTCCAAGGTAGAAGGCACCGTTGTTAATGATTGAAACGGATGTTAGGTGTGTGGAGGATACACCAGTGACTCGGAGAACTACACCACCGATTAAGGTAATTGTGTCATTAACGGCATAGTTAAATCCTGTTGCTACGATTGCAACAGTGTTAGCGTTCAAGGTTGGGGTTGCAGCTGCACCAGAGCCACCACCACCGGTGAAGGTGATAGTTGGGAAAGAGCCTGTGTATGAACCGCCTGCGGTTACAGTTACGGACTGAACACCGGTACCGGCGAAGGGGTTTTGTGGGATGGGTGGGCCCTGAGAGAAGTCTGGGGTGATGTTGGAATCGATGAAGGTGGTTCCAACAAGGTTTCCCACGAAGCCAAACTGCGCCCCTGCTGGGACAGCTGCACCGAAGCGGACTTCGGATTTGTAGACGTTGTAGCTGACGGCGCCAACGACGGGGTTCCAGGTGATGGAGTTGGAGCCGGCGTTGGAGCGGAGGTCGACGGTGTTGTTGATGGTTTGTGGCCCTGTTGGAGCACTCTCTTGACCGTTGGCATCGTTGGCAGTCACGATGTAGGAAAGGTTTGAAGTGCCAGCGCCAAGGGTTGTGGCTGTGAGGGTAACGTTTGGAACACCAACAGTGGAGCCAAAGGTGATTGGCGCAAGGGTCCAGTTGGTTGCGGAGATGAGGGTTAGGACATAGGGAGCATGGTTCGGGTGGCAGAGGACGAGAAGATTAACGTCTTGCGCGAACTTGACCTGAGAGAGTTCGTTCGCAAGGTATGGAGAGGCAATTGTGTATACACGTTGGGCTGTGCCACCAGAGGTGTAGGCGCCAAAGGCTGTTGTGTCGACGGCCGTTCCGTCAAGGTAGCGGAGGGTGTAGGTGTTGGCTGTGGGTGCAGTGACAAGGAAATAGTTGCCATTGAGTTGGGTCATCCCAGCTACGCCAGATATGAAAATCCATTCGCCTCCGGCGTAGCCATGGGCGGTGTCGGTTATGACTCCGGGGTTGGCTTGGGTTGCGGCAGAGATGGTTGTAGGAGGTTCAAGGACTGGAGCGCCACTGGAGTAGAAGCGGAGGTAACCTGCCCCAGCGTTTTGGCCAAACTCAAGGACGTAGGAAACGGTGAAGGAGGCCTGGAAAGGGATCAAGCGGACCTGTGTCGAAGACCCAAGGCATTGATTGATGAAGCGGGTGCCGGGCCGGGTGGTTGCGCCACCACGGTAGTCGATGAAGAAGTTGCGGAGCAGGGCTGCGCCTGAGTGGTACTTTTGCAGATCGACACGAGCGTTTAGGGGCGGGGCCCATTCACCGGCGTTGAAGGAGGTTTGGATTACGGGTTGGCTCACGCGTTAATACCCTGGCCAGATGGCCCCCCAGTTGAAGCCTGTGTTGTAGGGACCGCTATAGTCTTCGACATAGTCGATACCGCGCACGCGCAGCCAATCGGGGGTGACGTCATTGACCTTAAGGCCTTCGTTACCGTCGTTGCCTCGGGCGATGTGGATGATTTCGTTGCCTTGGGCAATTGTTAGATTGGCGAGGGACTTGTCTCCGGTCAGGGCTTTGCAAAGGGCCCCGCCAAGGATGAACGCGAAGGATTCTTGGAAGTCGTCGTCGAAGACATTCTCGTCGGTGACGTTCTTCACGTAGTTGCCAATGGCGAACTCTTGGTTCGTCAAAATGACCCGTTGATCACTCGCGGCAGCGGTGAAGGTAAGGTTGAAGGTAGCGCCCGTGCCCACTCCGGAAGTGGTACCTTGCGCGGACGGATTGGCTTGCGGTGCGAAGTATGAACCGGAGAAGGGAGTGGTTTCGCCTGAGATGATAGGAACAATGGAAGCAGTAGTAACAGCACCGCCCCCACCGATACCAGTGACCGTAAGAGTAGCTGGCGCACCGATGGGCGCAGAGCCTTGAGGGGCTTGGGCAAGAGTGATAGTGTCACCGAGAACATATCCTGTGCCTCCGGCGGCTACGGCCGCGGCAGTTACGTCAAAGAATTGATCGATGGCAGTGACGAATTTGACTGGTGGGCCTTGCCAGAAGGAGGGGCTGCCACCTGTGACGGCTGTGGTGATGGGGATGCCTGAGGCAAAGCCGGTTGCGGTTTGAGGCGTGAGCCAGCAGGCACGGATACAGTCATTGGGGTATTGATATTCGTAAGCCCACGGTGGCGCAGGCTGGCCTTTGGCCCAGAGCTGGGTGGCGGCGGAGGTGTTTTCGGGAGTGCCTGGGACGGAGGTTATGTAGTTGAGGGTAGCGGTTTGGAAGGCACAGTTCCACGGAGCCATCCGAAGCAAACGTCGCCGAAAGGGGGTGTAGATGATATTTGCTTGGATGGCTTCGTTGGAGGAGTTCGCGACAAGTTCGGCGGCAGTCACGGTTGTGCGTGAGCCAAAGGTTTGCAGCGCACGGTTAACCATGTCCACCTGAGTAGTCATCAGTACCTCCCTTGAGAGCCGCAGCAGCCATAGTTGTTGCCGCCAATGCCTGGACTACCGCTATGGCTTCCACCATTGTCCGGGCCGTTCACGATTCCTTTGTTGGCACCATGTAGGCCCGGGCCCTTCGGATCGTTGATGTTCTTCGGACCCTGCGGTGGCGAGTAGTTACGAACGTCCTTCGTGTCGCCTGGGAACACCCCACCACAGCTAACGCCTGCGGCTTGGGGTTGGGAAGAGTTGGGGCCGAAGCCCCCAAGGATTTCTCGAGCCATCAGAACCTCCGATCAACGGTTACAGGACGAGGGGGTTCAGCTTCGCCAGATTCTTCCTCAATCGGTGGAACGTCATCGAGGTGAGCGGCCGCCTGAGCTTCTTCCTGCTTGGCCTTTTCCTTAGCTTTCGCGAAACCATCAGCGTGCTCTGCTTCAATCTCACTGAGCTTCTGCATCGCCGCAGCTCGGATGTTGGCGAACTTCGTTCCATGGTCTGAGGTCTTCTCCACGATGTGAAGTAGGCCCGCAACTTCATCCATGTCAGACATTAGTGCTCTCCTTGTGAGCCAGATTTGTGACGTTTGGTGCCGATGGTCGGGGCAGAGTAGCCACGACCGGCGTTCCATGGGGTAGCGTTGAAAGGGTAGTCGCCGGTGTCGGTGGAGTGGCCACCTACGCTTTCACCCAAGTACGAGACTGCTCCTGGGTTGACGAACTTGCCGGAAGGCTCGACCTTGCGATCGGCCGGGCCGGAGATAGATGGACGTCCTTGTTTCACTTCAAGTCTCCTTTGGCTTTGACAGTTGTCGGGTGTGATCCCATTTGTTCTCTGGGTCCTTTGCCATCTCCCGGCGGACCTTCTCGAAGATTCCGCCGTCGAGATGGAGTTCGTCAAGGAGTTGCCGGTAGCGGTCGTCGCAGCGTTCAAGTTCCCGCATGATGTATTGCGGGACAGGTAGTCCACGCTCTTCATAGAGGTGGCCAATGTCATGCACATCGTGCATGTACATAATGAATCGACGCATCTTTTCAGGCACCTCACTTTCTGCGTCAACCATGTAGTTGACGACCTTTACGAGAAGTTCTCGGACGATCTTCATGTCTTTGGAGATGCGTTCGAGGTAGACGGAGTCGGAGTGTTCGGGCATTAAATTTCCTTTGTTAGAAACATTTCCAAGCACCGTTCTGGCGGAACGCAGTTGAGCCTGTAGAGGCTCCTGTGCATGGGGATGTTGCTGGGGCACCATCAGTAACAAAAACGTGTGAACCATTCGCCGCAGTGGCTGGTAGACGAGCGAGTGTCACTCCGGAAGGGTCATCGAAGACTACAGATGAAGTGCTGGTATAGTGGAAGATGATAGTAGTACCAAAGGTATCAGCACCAAAGATGCTATTAGTGACATGGGCCGCAACGGCAACACCTGTGGTATTGCCAGAGCAGCCACCAGAGCATTCGATGGTGTTAGAACCCCATCGAAGATCATTGATGTTATCGAGAGTGTTAACGGTTTTAGCTGCTCCACCAACGATCTGCAGGAAATTCCCGGACACAGCAAGACCATTAATCCACTGCCCAACTCCATTCGAATTAACAAAGATCGCTGCTACGCCAGTCCAGATTTGGTTTCCGGTGATGGCGACTTGAGAAATTGTAGCATTGGTAACGTTACCATTGTTGAAGTTAATACCTACTGCAGAGGCTTCACAGGAATTAGCAGTAATGATAAGTGGTTCTATGGTCTGTACAACTGCCAAGTTTGGTTGAAGGATAATACAGGATGTGTTGGTAGCAGAGCCGAAGTTGAATTTGTTATTGACGATACGATAGCCGCCACCAGAGTTAATTCCTACGTGATATAAATATCCTGCAACACCATTGCCCCAAAAGGTGGAGTTGATAACAGTACTATCACCATTATTAGGATAATTGGGACTGTTAATAGTTAGACCAGAAATCCAACTAGAAACCGCTTTCAGATTATCGATTTTAAATTCATAGATATTGTTTAACTGTATGGCGTTATCGGCACCGGAAATCATCACGTCTTTTATAAACGCTCCGGAATTGACGTTAGTTGAACCCCCAAGAGCAGACAGAGTTAAGCCAATCACCCCCGAGCCAACACCAGATGATGGGTATTGGATTTGGAATCGTTCAAGATCAAAAGCAAGATTAGAGGTAAGAGTTATACAGTTGATAGTTAAACTGCAAACAAAAGTGCTTGAAAGGAAGCCAGTAGTTTGAGTGCTATTGGAAGTATAAACTGTACCGCCATAACCGAGGTAGCCATCGCCTATAATACATCGAGTGGAACCGGTTAGAGTAGTAGTTATTTTATAACTACCTTGTGGTACGTATACACACTGACCTGATGTGGCAGCTGCGTTGAGCGCAGCCTGTACTGCTGTAGTGTCATCAGTTGATCCGTTACCTGTTGCGCCAAAGTCTTTAACACTAACCGAATCCTGAAGCTTTAGTTGGACTGTACGAAGAATTGCACTAGTTCCAGCCTGGGTAAAAGCAACATCGACTGCCGTAGGTTGGGAGCAGACTGAAAGGCCAGTGGCAATAGACCTGACCCATTGACTTGTAGAGCAGGTAATGAAAAATGGGGCAACTTGGTTTTGAACAAAGGCGGTAGAGGCACAAGCGTTGGTTGAATCACCAACAGGACGAGTGGGACAGGTAGGGTTTTGGGCCCAAGCCCCACCACATAGACCAAGCAAAAGACCAAGAGCTAAAAGGAAGCGTTTCATATGTTGCTGTCCATCACCGTTAATGGGTTGGTTGTTCCAGCCAGAGCTAGAGCCTGCCACGCCTGCTGGCATTCGCCAGTTACGGTAAGAGAGCCACCATTGGCGAAGACCCGAAAGCCTCCGCCAAGAGCAGCCGTGGTTGGGGTAAGAGGGGATTGGACCCCAGCCAAAGAAAGGCCAACGGTTGGGGAGACGAGAATGTCGTTAGAGCCAGGGTTGTGGAAGGTGATAGAGTTGCGTTGTTGATTGACTGGGGCAACGGGAGTGTTGGAAACGTTGGTGATGGCGTTGAAGGCATAGATTTTCCCTCCAGACGCCCCGGCGTTTGCACCGGGCGAGCCGGGGTTAGTCTGAATTATGCCCATCCCTAGAGCCTCCGACCTGAGACATGAGCTTTGGCTTTTGCAATCGAAGCGGCTTCCTGTGCAGCTGCGACGCTAGCTGATTCAGCAAGCTCTTCCTCAGTTGGCTCAAGGTCTTCAAGGGGCTCTTCCTCGTCAACAGCCACCTCGGGCTCAACCGGAGGCGCAGTGGCTTTGCCAATCAACAACGACATCAACTGCCGATTCTGCTCCATCATTGCTGCCATTGCCTCAAGCACCTTGTCCACACCATGGGCCTGTTGCTGGGAAGCCTGGGCGGCCTTGAGGTCTGTCATTTGATTGATCAGATCGTCGCCGAGTCGGGCGAAGAAGCCAGAGCGCTGGGATTCTTCGTCGATGCCTTGGGTCGGAGTCCAGTTGAAACGGCCGGTTATTTCTTTGGCCTCAGCATCGAGCGGGACCATGCCTGGGGTCGGATCACCTTCGAAGATGATATCGTTTGGGAGTCCGCGACCTTCATGGCACACGTGGATTTCGCCGTCCATCTCGTTGTTGGGGTACTTGAAGTTCCAATCGTCCGCGACACGAGGGTCGAGATGCATGGGGACTTTGTACATCTTCCGGGTTGGTTTGCCGGTGCGGGAATCGACAGCAGTGTGCTCCCAACGGGAAGAAGGGACGTTGAGGTAGTGAGGTTCTGTTAGTTTCCAACGGGCCATTTATCTTTCCTTTCAGGGTTGGTTGTTAGAATTAATTAAGATTTGCACTTAGGATTGTCATTTGTGGTTGATCGGTAAATGGCCCTATTGGATATCCTCCAGGCACAATCGTGTAGATATAAGCTGAGTAGAATGAAGCGGCCCCACCTAACCAGTAGGCCCATCCCAGATAGGTTGGTTCGTTCGATGTGAAATAGCCCATTAGTGTTGCGGCATCGCTAGGGCAAGTGACATCAGTTGACCAGCCAGTTTCACCGATCCAAATCTTGAAGCCGTTAGTGTTGGCCCATGAAGTTGCCGCTGTCATTGGGGATGAGCCATTGCCTGCGCACGCGGCGTGCGTACCGGAGAAATCGCTATCGAGATATTCATGCATCTCGAATGCAATAGGTAGACCAACCGGAGGAACGTAACCAGCCCAGGCGACGGAGTTGCCGCTCGACGTCCAGGAGTGACCACCTGTAAAAGATGTCCCAGGAATGAACACGTACTGCGATTTAGTAATTGCCGCAATCGCAGTAATAGAAGGGATTACGCCCGATTTCCACTGTGCCGCAGTTTGAACATTAGGCTCGTTCATCAAGCCCCAGATGACATTGGGGTATTTTTGAAATTTAGTGGCGATCTTGCCCCACCAATCGGCAAGCTGCTCCGCACCCCCAGCATCGACTCCGATCAGAAGATCGGTGTTGCTTACAGTATCGTGGATGTAGCCACCATTGTGCGGGTCGATTACGACATACATGTTTTTAGCAAAGGCATGATCCAAGATACGCTTGATCTCAACAAGATTCGTTTGGGTCCCTGGAGATGAGCCGGAAACTGCAGGCTCGTCATGGCGAAAGGTAGGATCGAGAGGGCCAAATGAGAGTGGCTGCAAGCGCCTGATTTGTACCGGTAGGCGAATTAATCCTTCGCCCTTACTTGCGAAGTAGTCTAGTTCATAATTCTGTGGATAGGCATAGGTGAACTGCGAAGCGGCCGGGTAAGAGTTTTCAGCACCAGCTAGGTTAACCCCTTTGAAATTAACCGGCGTGAACGTTCCAACAGGAGGATCAAAGGGAATGTTCTCAGCAATAGAAGACCCTTGCACAATGGCATCACCGATGCTTCCACCAGAAGTGCCCGCTCCTGATCCCATCGTCACGCTCAAGCCACTTTGTGGCGATGACACGATTTGATATTCAGTGAGAGCGAAAAAACTATTCGACTGAATT